GCTCTCTCGGCGATGGTATCTACCCAAACTCCGGGACTCTCGAGAATCGAAATTCCGTACCCGACATTTCCATGGAATCTTGCCATCTGAACTCCTCAATTGATCACTCAGGACGTGTGAACGCCCAGTCATCGACGTCGCTGTCTGCGAAGTAGTAGCTGGCCGAGGACGGAACAGCATAGACGTTGAGTGTGTCGCCCGGATCAAGAGCGGCCTGCGCACCGGTGCTCAGAGTGGCATCAGTGTCAGCGTTCTTGTAGACGACACCAGTCGTGGCCACGATTGTGACAACACCGGTCGACTCGACGAACGTCGGATCATTCGGGACAACCAGAGCAGCACCAGCGGCAACGCTGTTGATGACCAACGCAGACTTGTACTGCGTCAAGGCACCGCACAGACGGGTTTCCGTCAAGAACTTCTCTTGGTTGTAGTCGATGTCGAAGTCCTCGTAATCCGTGATCTGACCCTTGCGAGCTGCACCGAAAGTGTAGTCGACCGGGTTGACCATGATGCCGACGATCGTGGGATAGTCCTCCATGACCTCAACCGGAATGACCTCACGCACACGAAGTTCGGTGGCGATGTCCGCAACCGACTTGAACATGCGCTCGTCCGTATCCGGGTTGCGAGTGGTCAAGAAGCGAGCGATCCAGTACTCCGTGGTGTAGAAGTTCGGCGAACCCGAACCCTTCATCTTGGAGCGATTCATGATCACCGCATCGACGACCTCGTGCATGGACGAGCTGGCGTCCTCGACGTTGACGTAGATCTGAGTCGTGTAGAACTCATCGTCCTTTGCAATCGGACGGATCTTGTCTTCGTCGATCTTGTCCGGATCATCGGACGCACGACCGTCGCTGAGGAGAGCCGCACGAGCGATTTCCTCACGAAGCATGAAGTGCATCTCCGGCTTGATCCATGCGATCAAGTCGAAGTCCTCGACGTCGATGATGTCATCACGTTCGAACTTCTGCTTCTTGTAGACGGTCTTCGGGAAGGTTTCACGAGTCGAGATGGCGAAGAACTGTTCCTTCTTCAGCGTGCCCTTGATGTAACCCCGAGCACGAGCCTGCTCGAACGTCAGATCCGCCGTACGGGTCTTGATTCGACCAGTCGGCCGCTTGGACGTTGCGTTGAGGAATGGTTCCACCCACTCCATCCGACGGGTGATCCACGAAGGAGGACCGCCGTTGACATCGGTTGCCTCGGGGAAGAGGACTTCGATGTTGGTGATGCCGTGCTGAAGCACGAACTTCTGAACGATGTGCTTGACGCTGCGAGCGCCGGATTCACGAGCATCGTGAAGAAGCACTGCGAGCTCTTCGCCGAGCTCAGAATGCCTGAACTCATCATGCTTGAGTTCCCCGTCGTTCGCTTTCTGGATGAGCTCGTCATGAGTGAGTACTCCCCCACCCTTGCCCTTGCCTTCGAATGCGTTGTGCCTAGTCACTTTCTTCCCTTCTGGGTTTTGGTCGTGTTGCATGTCGTCTTGCTTGGCGTCGCCGCCGTCTTTCTCGAGCTCAACGGCGCCCACCAGGGCATGTACAAGCTCTTGCTGTTCATCGTTCATGGAGTCATAGATCTCCTGCGGAGACTTCTGACTTCCACTCTCGCCGTCGTCGCCTTCGGCATGCTTGGCCTCACCCTTGTTTTCGGGGATCTCTTCCTCGATTTCATGATCGAGTTCGATTTCCAGCCCGGTGTGGATGATCGCCTCTTCGTCCAGAACCGTGATGTCTTCGGGATCATCGGAGTGACTGATCGTGACATTCATGATTCTGGCTTCCGGGTTTGCTCCTGCTAGGACCAGGCTGACTTCACGAATCGAACCGTGGATGACTTGCTTGGCCTTTTCCTTGAGCTTGTTGGCCCAAATCGACATGAAGGTGATGTCCTTATGTTGCACGCACTGCTTCTGATGTTGCCCGTGCGGCGTTTCATTGAAGAAACAATCGACCCACATACCCTCGGACTTCGCCGATAGAATTGCGTGTCCGAGAATGTTCGTCGGAGTATCGTGTCCGTGCTGCCAGACAAGTGGAACTCGCATGCCGTTCTGGTGCGCAAAGGCATCCGGCATGATCGTTCGCCCATCTGAACAGCGGATGTTGAACTTGGTAGCCCAACCGCTGAAATCAGCTTTCATTTTGACTGTTCCTTTCAGATGTCTGAACCTCTGAGTTTGGTGGTGGCTGCGGCATGTTGCTATTTATGAGTTGGTCCGCCTTTGGGTCCTTCGATGGCTTGAGACCAAGCTTCTGTCGGAACTCATTGGAGGCCATCACTTCGTTTCGAGCAAGCTTGTCGACAATGTCAGCAAGTTGTGATAGAGGAACGAACTTGAACGGATCAGTAAAGTACATGATCCATTCGTCTCGGTCCATTCCGGCTCTACCAATGAGTGCTCGATTTTCTGCTTCGACAAACGCTTCAACGATCGGGATCACAGTCCTGTTGTAGTAGTTGAGCATCGTCGCTTCATCGGCGGTACCATTCATGATCTCGGGGGTTATTCCGAGCTGCCCATACAGCAGGTTGACCAAATACTCAATCTGCTTCAATAGGTTGTTTTCAGCAGGGCGGTTCAGTTGCGTGATCTTTTCGGTTCCATCGGTGTAGGCAATGCCGTACTGGCTACCCCTCAATTGGAACTCGATGTCGGACGCTCTTTGCGCTGCCTGTTGTCTCTTGGTATCGGACTTGACCACATAAGGTAGCTGAATGATCAGGTCCAATTTTCCAGAGGCTGTTGCCTCATCGATACTATCCAAGAGGCTCAGCTTACGCATGAGTCTTTGGGTAATACCGCTGGGGTCGTTCATGACCGCATACAACGGGTTCTGAGCAATAGCCGTCCAGTCCTTACGGACAACGATGTCTTGCCTTCGACCTACTTCTGGGTCGTCATTGTATACGCTCACTCGAATGTGTCTTGGGAACCATTCTCGAATTTCTCCAACACGCATTGTGAACACGTCGACGATATGAGTTTCCTCTTCATCTGTCGTGTAATCGATAGGTGTGATGGCCACGGCTCCCAGGTCGAACATTGTCAATGCTGCATCTTGTCGAAACTGTCTCGGTCCTTGATCGATGTTTGCCTCGAGAACGAAACACAATTGCAGATTGCTATCCATGTCCTCGGAATATCGCCGATTCTCATCCGTTTTCACGTGTTTGAGTTGGACACCAGCTACGTCCATGGCGATTCGATTGAGTACTGAAGAAACGATCGATCTGTCATTGTAGGCAAATCGTTGAATTCTTTGTTCTGGAGGTCGACTGGAACTGGGCCCTGGCGCTGGACTAAAAATCCCAGGTTCGTTCTGAAGAAAGCTGTTGACAACTCTTCGAAGTCGATCGGTTATGGCCATCCCATCACCCCCTTTGTGGCGCTCGAATATCCGTTAGCGATGGTCATTCAAACGCCTCCTTATTCACTTTGTAAGCAACGTATGCGTCCATCATTGCAGACACGTTGTCGATCTTTTCGTCCATACGTTTCTTCATGAGTTTACGATTACCGTTCGTGTCTTCCAACGTTACGGCATTTCCCATGGCAAATGACATCAATCTCTCATCGAACAACAACATTCGCTGTTCGGCCATGATCTTCAACTCACCAAGTGGTACCGACTCGGTTCTTGCTCCTTGAATGACCTTTTCGATTCCGAATGGCCCATTCTCCATTTCCCATCTAGTGACGAACTCTTTGGCATTGTACGGATCGAAGCCAAAGCAGCATACATCATACTTGTGGATATCAAGGAATCTTTCGAGGTCATCGTAAACCTCCATCATGTCCAAGACAGTTTGTGTTTGGCCTTCTTGTTTTCCTTCCATGACATGAAGACTTCCCTCTACCATGAATTCTTCATACTTTCGACGCATCGCTGCTGGAAGCTTCATCAATGTGAGATCCGTGATGTAACTTCGGGTTTTCACGCCAAATTTTCCGCTTCTCGCCATCGGAAACAAGACAGTGAACGCACAAAAGTCATCGCCCTGTGACAAGTCAGCACCAAGAGCACATCGCATACCATCGAAGCTTCGACGTGGATGTACTTCTGTTTCTTCATAGGTGAAGAAGTACGTGTACCCCTCCATAGGAATACCGAACCTCTTAGCGAGCGTATCGTTGCGTGTTGCTGGGGCCTTTTCGGCTCTTTCCACTTCTTGATGGTAGACGTCATAGGTAACCGTCAAACCAAGATTGGGACTCGCCTTTATCCACAACTCTGGATGGTTGACTTCCACAATATCATCCAGTTTGTAATGCCAAATCGAAATGTGAGGAGCTTGGTAATCCCCTTTGAGGATCGTTGCCAGTTCCATTTTGATAGTGTCGCCAGGACCATTTCGGACTGTGCCTTCTGAGCTGATCGCAATGATCAAGAAGTCCTCGAGTTTGGAGGCCCCCTGCTCTACAGCACCAACAATGTCTTCTCTGGTATCACCAGACAACCATTCGTCGATCGTCGAGATCTTCGGTCTCAAGCCTTGCAGCTTGTTGATGGTCATCGGTCGGATTTCTACCAACGAACCAGTAAGAAAGTTCTCTATGCCCTTCTTGGTCGATGCCAACTTGACTCGATTAGCCCGATTCCCAGTCGTGTTCTGCAGAGACCCTTCGGTCAAGAATTGGAACAATGGTCCCCGGGATCGAGTGATCGCAGTGCGAATCGGCGACATCACCTCTTCCGCCTGCTTCATGGTGGGGGCGGTAGTGATCTGATGAGTAGTGGATGTATCCACAATCAAGAAGTATGCCTGTATGCATGCCGCATACATCGACTTGGCGGACCCTCTGGCAACAATCAAGTACTGCTTGGATATCAAGCGTTTCTTGATCAACTTGGTGACGTATGCCCCTTTGGCTCCGTCCTTACCTGGCTGGTACACGCTTCGTTCGATGAAGTAGTACCAGGCAAAGATCTGTTCCGCCCAGACCTTGAACGAATCCAGCAGGTGTAAATCCCCACCATCGGTAAGCGTGAGCTCATGCTCACAAAATTTGACGAACCCTTCGACAGCATCTTCGTCGTACCAGATGTTCGGGTCACGAATCAGATCGTCGATGCGGTTCATCTCATCCGAGATCTCCCGACAAACCGGAATCTCTCCACGAAGTACTTTCTCTCTGAATTCTCCGTAGTAACGAGGAGTGGCAGTGTTTGAAAGAGTCATTCACTACCACCCCTTTCGCTACGGTACACGAATCGGAAGCGTTCCGATACCAAGATTCGAACTGCCGAGCAAACTCGAAACCGTTTTCTTCCCAGCCGAAATTGCAAACTGACCCGCAGGAGTCCTTGCGTAATTACTCAAAGTTACCGCTACGCCAAGTGTCGCCACAAGGGCCTTGGTCTTTTTTGCTCCTTGGGCCACTGCTGTCGGATTCAACTGACTGTTGTTTCTCTCGAGATTCAAGCGCTCGTTCAGAAACTTCAGTTCCTCATTCGTGAGTTCCTTACGCTTCTTCTTTTTGAGCAGCTTTGCTCTTGCGGCCTCTGGACTTACCTCTCGACCTTCTCTCCGAGATGCACGAGCTAGAGCCGCCTTGGTTCGACGAACACCCCAACGTTGACCTTTGACTCCGTGATGAGAGAGGAAGGCGAGGATTACGCCCTCTTTCTTCTCTGTCATGCCCCCTCCTCTACGAACTCGGACAACGGATGGAGTGATTCTTCTCGAGCGACATTGAGACGCCACTCTGCTTTTCGAATTTGTTCTTCGGCGGCATCTTTGAGATAGCCAGTAGTGGGTGGATCGAAGAGATGCTTGACCCTCAGGAAAACATACGATCTGACCGACTTCAACTTGTGCGACGGAACACCAGCGGTCTCAAAGTCCGCCCATTGTTCCTCACCTTGATCATCAATCTCGTATCCACCCTCGGGGCCAATGCCCATTTGATCCAAGTCTGCGAATACAGAGTTGATGTGAACGATCACGTCGTGATCGAACGCTGTGTAGTCTTCGGCGAGCCCGAGCATCTTCTTCGTACTCTTCAGAATGCTGTTTTCCATCAGGCCCCCTTTCGGTTAGGTCCAGCTACTGCCTCTTGCAGCTCGGGCTGCTCGTCTCGTCGCTGTCGCCGTGATCGACGCTCGAGCCGCAGACGTTGTGGCCACTGCCTTGCGTGCAACTCGTGTTGGCGGAGAAGTGTTCTCCGACGCTTGCGGAATCACGTTCATGTTCTGGACAGGCGGCGGCTTCTTCTTAGCAACCTTCTTCGCAGTTGTCGTAGCTTTCGCCGGTGCCTTCTTTGCTGCCGCCTTCTTCGCAGGAAGTTTCTTCGCTGCCGTTTTCTTTGCTGCCATTTCGGCCTCCTCACATTGGTTGGAAATATCCGACCAGATCGACCACGACGTGGACACGAGCTGGTGAATATAATTGGAAACTGCCATCCGGAGCCAATTCAATCGTGGCCGAATTTGTGATGGCCGTTGCGACTTGGAAATTCAATTCCGATGACAACGGACGAGATCCGCTCGCCCATGCGGTGAAGAAGCCTGGGGCTTCTGCTTCGACTGCCGTCAACTTGACGACCGCTCGGGTTCTTCCGGCTCCTCTTGGAACGGCAACGGTTGCTGTTTTACCAGCGCCTAACTTGTAGGCGTCGTGTGTCGGTCCGTCGGGACCACGAGAATCCAGAATTCGAGGTGGAATGTCGTCTGGACGAGGAATGAAACCTTCCATTACATCGATCTCCTGTGAGAGTTCAGCCATCTTTCTGGCAACGAGCGAGCGGTAAATATCGATGTTCCCTTGTCCCCCACCCCAGGAACTCCCATCTGGCCAATACCGTTGCGGATGATTCTCCCACGGTCCAAACGGGTCGATCTTTCGGCCGGGCGTTGTTGTTCCTGGACCGCAGTATTCCTTGTGAGCAAACACTGCGCCTGGCGGTAACTGCTCGGCTAGACAGATAAGAGCATCTGTAGTGATAGAAGCGAGGATTTGTTTCCATGGCCACACCTCTCCGGTTCCCGCATTACCCATTTCGTTTCCAATGAGTACGAAGTTGGCAGCATCAACACCAACATAAAAAGGGCCACCGGGTTTGTAGGCTCCACCTTTACCCCCATGATTTGCAGCTCCATCCGCAACAAGCGCCACCCGACCGGTACGATCGTGGTAGAGTTGGCAAATAGGAGAAGGGGCATATGGATTTGTAAAAGCAAGGTATTCAATGTCCCTCTCCCAGTTCCATGATTCTGGGGAAGCAGTGTGATGCTTCAGGATTCCGTTAAGCGACTGAAATCCTCCAGTCTTGTTCGAGCGAGTCTCGTGTCCAGGGACAGGAACCAGCTCTTCGATGCCACGCCCCACGCCGGGAGCAAGAACATCGTCGAGATCATGTAACCAGTATTGGCCCACTGATTTCTCCGTTCAGTTCTCGAACGAGCGCTTTGGCTGCGAGTTTCCTTTCGTGTGGATCAGGAAGAACAGCGATTGCGTCGTACCGTTCTTGAAGTCGAATGACCGAAGCCCAATCGATGGGACCGTCGGGCATGTCATCGTCGACGACATCATCGTCATCGAAGTCACCAAAGTCTTGTGTCACCAGGACTCCTTTCTACGTGCTCCTTCGGGAGCAATGACGCATCTCCGTAATGGATAGCGTTATGTGTGTCATGACATGTCGTGATCAGATACTCTGGATTAAGAATCCAGTGTAAGCCATCAGTAATGTCACGAACGCTAATAGGATTGATGTGATGAACAAGAAGATGTCCATGTATCTCATGACCTGGCACCCCCAAATCGCAACCATCATCTCGATAGATGACGTGTTGACGTAGGCTCTTCCATTCGTGAGACCGATAGAAATTCTGATTGATCCATCGATCGAAACCGGCGGTGGCTTGTCCAACGGAGCCGCCGAGCTTCAAGTATTCAAACCGATCTTCGAACGTACTCCGTCTGAGCATTTCACCATACGTTCTAATCATCGTCAAAGTCTCCCTCTTCGGGTTGACCTGAGTAGCCACGGAAAGCTTTCATGGCTCTATCCAATAGCTCACCCATATCACGCCCTGAAGTAACCGCATCAGTTCTAGCCCGAAGCAATTCGGCTTCATACGTCATCTTCTCTCGCTCCGCTTGCTCTCGAGGAGAGCCCATCTTTAGAAAATGGACAATCTCCTGAGCAGATGCGGTTCCTTCTCGAAGACGATTTTCAGCTAGATCGGTGGCGAGAGCGATGAGCTGATTCTCTCTACCTTCTGGAGAAGTTGCAGGACGCATTCTCTTTGGGCCGTCGGAACTTCGCTTGGTCGCCATCTCGCCTCCTTTCTCTATGCGACGTGGAATCCAAACCACGTGTGAGAGATGTGTAGCATCCATTCACTGATACCGTAGCCGAGGGTAATTTGAAGTGTTCGAATGTATCTACAACGAACACTCATAGATTTCCGGCAGACCAATCATCGTATACCGCCCAGCCAAACGGCGAATCTGTATACATTCCCGTATACCGCCCATCCCACACAGGTTGTGCCGTATCGGTAATAGTTACTGCCAGTGTGCCGTTTTTGTATCCAGAAATTACGTTGCCGTTGCACGTGACTTTGAGCACATCTCCATTGACAAACGATACGGCAGCAGAAGCAATTGTAGAAAGCGATCCATCGAAACGCTCAATGATTATTCCCGTTCCTGCCGGACCAACACGATAATACTTTCCCGTCAGAGCCCCATTTTCACTTCGAACAATTATCTCCTGCTTCGATGCCGCATGAATATCTTTTACAGCAATCGTTACCTGAGCGAAGTAATTATTCGAAGGCAAAGCAGTAGTCCACAAGATTGGTTGATTCGAATTGGGACAAATCAATTGGTTGCTGGCAATTTCGTACCTAAATGCCGATGTTATCTCCGCCCAGTTTGGACCCGGATCACTGTTGTTAGCTCTGTTGAAATCATCACTATAGGAGAACGGTACCGCCAATAACGGCTTGAGCACTCCCATTCCTTGGGGGCCAGTCATGATGTTCTCCCTTATGCGATCGATAGCTCAGTTGCCCAGAGATCCGCAGCAGCAAGCATATCAGCATCGCTAACTTCAGTTCCAACAAGAGTGGCGCTACGTCGAAAATCAATTGGATGTTGACGATCGCCATTACTATTCATACCATTATGGATCAATGGTTGTGGACCTGTCGGATTGGTATCGGTATTCAATGTTCCAGAACTGGTAACGGCGGTTTGGCCTCGAATCAATAACGTGCATTTACGTGTGACTGCTGAATATCGACCAAAAACAACATTCCATTGAGAACTGTTTGGAAACGAAGCTGTGATGGTAGCGGTAATCAGCTTGGTGCCAGTGCCCGTACTCGATTCGACATCAAGAATGGCTCTTGTCGTATTCCAACGAAGTTGCCAGCCAGGGTTGCCAGCAACCTGGAATGAACGATTACCGATTGCGACCGCCGTGTTTCCGTCGATTTGACCACCAGCACGAAATACTGTAGCAAACACGAATGGGGTAGTTCGGTTAAAGCCGCCCATTGCTTGACTACCAATCCCATAAGACGCAAGATCATTGATAACCCATCGAGATGGTGATGTCGCATACGATGCTCCGGCATTAGGTGCGCTGATTGAGCCACCGTTTCCTTGATTATCGGGAGTACGATCGCCCGCCACAACAGCATCAATGAACAACGTCCATCCCGTTGGAGTGAGCAACGGATTGGTAATTGCCCCGGGCTTTGTCGCTACTGCCCGTCCTCCGAGGCCCGACATTAGCTAGCCGCCAAATCGCCGAACAACGACCAGGTGTTAGCAGAGACCTTTTGCACGCCAAGTCTCGAATACTGTGCTCGTGCTTTTGCAGTGAGACCTGACACTCGTAATGTCGCTCCTGATCCAGCGGCCACAGTTACCTGACCGGCCCCTAATTGATACAGATCGATATACTTGCGAACCGCAATGGTTGCATCTGAGTCCTGTGGGAGGGTGAGTGTAATTGCAGCAGCATTATTCAACGTGATCAGCTTACCTACATCGCTAGCAACAAGAGTGTAGCTAGTCCCGGTTTGAGCATTCTCATCTTGAGCTTGTTTGAATACTTCACCACCGAGCAACGCTGCCAGAGCAGCAGCATCGGCTAGCGCCAGTAACGCTCGACCATAAGAAGTAGTCGTCAGCGCTGCAATCGCAGTCAAATCTGAGTCGAGCGGTTGATAACCAGAAAGATCAGGAATCTCTACAGCAGGTGGAAAGATGCCGGTTCCCCCGTGGAGAATACCGACTTCGCTCACGCCATCAGAGACAACTCCTATTCCGTTGTTGAACGCCTTGACCGAAACGCCACTGCCCACATCAAGCGGGAACCAGTTGTCTTCGTCTTGGCCGAATTCTCCGACGTGAATCGGATCGCCAGATATGTTGGTGATGAGCAACTGGGCTTTGCCCAAGTTCATCACTTCCGTGGTTACTTCCATGAGAGCTCCTTTACGTTGGGGCAAGGTCCCCGAACAGGGACCAAGTGTCGGCGCCGATCAATTGTGCACCGATACGAGAGTATTGCCCTCTCGCATTCAATGACAAATCATCGAGATTTGCATGAATTTCTGCACCAGCACCTGCAGTGAATGACACGGTGTCGGTGGTATTGATGAAGAAATCGACGTACTGCCCAAGGACAAACACGTCCGCCGGCAACGTTATCACGCACCCATTGTTGATCGATAGACACCAACCGGCGTCAGCATTGACCAATTCGTATGTACCGGTCGAAATCGGATTAACCGACTGCGAATGTCCATAGACGACGCCATCGATCAGCCGCCAGGTAGCGCCCGTATCAGACACCACGATCTCGACATAGTTTCCGTCATCGACAATGCTGTCGCCATCTGCTCCGTCTGCTCCTGCTGGACCAGTTGGACCCGCTGGACCCGTTGGACCGGCAGGACCTTCTGGTCCCTCCGGACCTTCTGGACCGGGAACCGTTGAATCAGCTCCGTCGGCTCCTGCTGGACCTTGCGGACCTTCCTCTCCCTGTGGGCCTGGTTCACCAATTGGTCCCGCTGGGCCTTGAGCTCCTTCTGCTCCTTCACCCCCGACAGCACCGGTCGGGCCCGGAGGCCCTGAGCGAATGATGCTGATCACCTTGTTGATTGGGTTGACAGAGATGATCTCGATTGTGCTGTATACAACAATGTCGTCACTAGGCATGAGATGGCATCCCCCTGAATTCTACCGGCAAGGATTCATCGAATTCGGAGACTGGCTGACCACCTTCGATCCGCATCAGATCCATGAAGCCACGATCCTGTGTGATCAGACTGGTGATCGAGTCGTCCAACGTGAGACGTAGGAGACCATCGCTGCCGGTGGTTTCGAACGTGATCGTCCATTGGGCAATCAGTTCCGATGTGTGATCTGGCGTCTCACGGATCTGCGACAGAAAGTCTGTCCCCGGTGTCATTCCCGTGAGATCACGATTGAGATTCACCAGCTTGATGTTGTACCTACCACGGTGAACTACGGTTTGCTTCATGACAACTCCTCCACCCACGAAGGGAGATCTGGGATGGGCACAGATTGCCCAGCGAGCGGATGGTCACTATCCGACAGGAACTCGAATATGCCATTGCGCAAGAACGAATGACAAAGACAGTAGCCCTTGGATAGAATTGAAGGGGAAAGTGTCGGCGCTTCCAGATTTCCGTCCCAAGTCCATGCTGGTTTTCCGATGTCTTCAGTAGTATTCACAGGAAGAGCATGTACTCCAGCATAGCCATCTGGTCCACCGGCGACACATCCGGGACAGACAAACATCAAATGATTGTACTTAATCCCATGATCATCGACAGATCTAAGAACCGCCTTCACTTTCCCTCCAATCAGGCGTCGGGAATGATGCCACTGCTTCGGAGCGCAGCCAGAATCAAGTTGGTCTTGGTGCCCAACGCATTCAGTGCCGCTTCGACCTCGGTGTCCGAGAAGGTGGCGTTGAGCGCATGGGCGACATTGGCATCAGTGATGGCGATGTTCTCGACATCGACGCCGTCGAGACGCTCATCAGTCACACCTTCGTGCAGTGATTGGTGTGGGACGGTATCGCTTTCCCGTTGGTCAGACACGTTTTCTCCTTCGTTGTTTGTTGGTTTGAACCCTAGGGTTAGAATTGTCCCTAGAATATGACCCCCCGGGGAAATTTTTGGGAGGCGGGCGATGCATAGGGGGGTGGTTTCTACGAGGACCCCTCCCCCCTATGACATTGCTCCCCGAATTGATCGAGACTCAGACGACTCGAGTCGCTCTCACGAAGACACCAAGAACATTCTCTCTCACACATTCATCGATCGCTTGCTCAATCGCTAGATCTTGGTCAGCATCGGAGAGTTCATGTGAAGTTTGAACAATCCTTGCGAGGATCGACGTTGTGTGGTAGCCAGCTCGTTCATCCCAGGCGTACCATTCATCGAATTGTGTGAAAGGATCAAACGGATTGTCCAATGTTGTTAGCATCGATTCAGTAGCCATTCAACAACTCCTTTCCACAATCAGTAACTATGTTGAGTGATGTATTGGTACTAGCCATTGAGTGATGACTTCAATGTAGTTAGTGACACTCCGAGTTGCTCAGCAACCTGTGCTTGAGTAGCACCACTAGCCAACAACTTCTGTGCTAGTGCAATTCTGGTTGGTGTCATGAGTCGCCTAGTCTTTGGAGTTGCCAACTTACGAACGGTCTCGAGGTTCGCTTTGTCTAGGATCTGGTCCAATTGATGATGTGAAATGGCCCCTGCTTGAATGGCATTCCACTCAGAGGGGGTAATTTCAAACTGGGGGTTTGTAGCGCCCGTTCTGATACGAGCCTCGGTCAATGCCTGATTCTTGATCTTCTTTACTGTCTCAGGGTCCATTCCTGGATTGGCAGTGCGGATCGCATGAATCTTGGCGCCTGCTATGACTTGGGCTTGTCTTTCGAGAGGGCGGTTTCTTTCAGCTATGCGGAGCTTCGCCAACAAAGATTCTCTCTCTGTTGCGTAAGTCCTTTTGGCTGATGGATTCACCTTGAGATTGGGGGTATGCACCGCCTCAAGCCTTGCTTTGTTGGCAAGGTCCTTCAACTTGTTGGAATGATCTGCATACAACCGCTCTACTACAGTACCCACACCACCACCTGACAACAGGCTTCTCGCATCATCACGAACTGACAAGCGATCCACTGTGATCATGGCGGGCTCTAGATCACCGGTCTTCCTGTTGCGTTGCATACGACCAGTAGGTACGAATTCTCTACGACCAGTTTCCTTGTCGATTGCACCACCTTGTGCGGCAGGACGAGCTTTCCTCTCAGGGATGTGCTCTTCTGCTCGAGCCCTTGAAATCAAAGTAGATGCGCCAGCGTTCTTCTTGCCTTGGTACTTCTCCTTGAGTTGAGAAATCCGATTGTCTCTCTCTGATTGACGATAGTCCAAGTAATGCTTTTCAGCATCGATGACGACCATCGAATGGCGAACTGCCGCCGCAAGATCAGCACCATTGGCAGCTGCTCCACCTAGAGTCATGTCTGTGATGAGGTTCGAAACCTTACCCATCTCAATACCTTTGGCACGACTAGATGGCGACTTACCTTCAGGAAAGACCGACTTCTTCAAGTTCTCATCCCATGTCCCACCATCCATAGTCTTCATTCCATGGTAGGGTGGGTACGAAAGCTTCGAATCAAAGTCCTTCAGTCCATCAAGAGCAGGACGAATTGAGATTCTACGTTGACTATCAGGTATCACCAACACGGTGTCACCATCAAAGTCGGCACCAGACAGTCGCTCAGCCACCTTTGGATGGATGCCGATGGCAAACTCCGCATCACCAAGAGTCTTCTTGGCGTTCTTATGACTGTTGTTGACGATCAGTTCTGGAATCTCGAATGTTCCGCCATGTGGGTACCGAATCAACACAACTCTTTCTCCATCACGAAACGTGGGAGCATACACATGAGTTGGGTTGATGTCTTCGATTGGGAGGATCACTTTCCATGCCTGCTTCTTGAATCCGGCAGCCTCTAGGTGAACGGCAGAAGAATCTGTTTCGTCACCAAAGGTCTCAAGAAGCTTCTTTCGAACTGTGGGATTGGTAAGAGACGAAATCTCTTCGAACTCTTTCTGACGTCGTTCATACGTCATGTCCAACTGATTCTTGATGAGGGACGGTCTTTGCTTCGACAACATCTGAGATGCGACCGAATCTGACCATTTCTCCCATGTAGCATCCTCATTGACGATGTTCATCGCAGAGGTTAGCTTACCATCAGCACCAGTGATTTGACGACGAATATTCGATCCGAACGGGTTGTTGGGTTGGTGTTGTACTGGCTCAAGCTTCTTCATTGCATCAAGCGGATTGCCAGTATCACTCTTGGCCGAATTCAGAAGTATGTCCACACCTTCTGGCATGTCGGGCTTGTATACCGCCATACCTTTCATGTAATGAGTATCGCCTACTTGAACTCGAACTTGAGCATACCGAGAGCCACCCAACGAGATGTCTTCTACACCCTCACGAATATAGATGACACCATCAGACAGATTGCCTCCATCTTCTCGATACCGAACAGCAATGCGATCGAGACCCACTGACAAAGGCGGCTGCAGCCTACCTTTATAGGTTTCGCCTCCATCTTCTGAGTAATCGACCATTTGCTGAATCTTGTCTCGGTTGTTGAAGACATCTGTTCTGGAATTGCCCGGTTTGGTGAGAATTCGGTATTCAGTACGTTGGTTCACCGAAACCTGAGGAAGGCTGGCATCGTGGACTTCGTATCCCTGAGCCTTCAGATGGAACAAAGCAGTGTTGAGACGAGTTGCACTCACACCCAAATATCCCTCAGTGCCAGAGCCCACATCCAAGAACTCAACTTGATCCACTCGTTCTTTCAGCTTTTCAGCAGTGGTCTCGATGATGTTCTCTTTGCGCTGTTCCGCTTGCTTCAACCGAAGACGAACTGTTGGTTCTGGAATACCGAGCTGACGACTGATCTCACTTTGACCGACGCCTTTCTCACGAAGACGAACTATTGTGTTGATTTCATCTTGACGTGCCCGATTGACTTCGATTGATTTGCGAGCTCGTATCTCAGCAATGGATGTTCCCATTCCACGAGCTACTTCTTTCTCGCTCAACCCCTGCCTTTCGAGGTCCGCTACGTAACCCAAGAAATCCTGGTTTCGAGTAGTTGTCTGCTGATGGGGGACGTTGCCTCCTGTGCCCCATGGGTATCTGCCCGACTTACGGGGAGTGCCATAGTGGATCAGATAATCTTCATCGATGATCTCACTCACGACAGTTCCTCCTCTGCTCTGTATCTCTCAATCTCCATGTCCGCCCAAACGATGGTTTCCATGATGGCCGAGATGTCGGATGGGTCCGGGTTGTCGACGATGATCTCGCCGTGTTGATAGATACGCAAATCAATCTTGATGTCGTATGGATTGATCGCATACTCAAGACAGAATATCGCCGCATACACTCTCAACTGATCCATCGATGCTCGAATCAGACCCGTTTTCAGATCGTGAATTCGAAGTTGACGTCGACGAAAACTTATGGCGTCGGGGGTACCAAAGCAATTGTCCGAATAGTACAGGGGTTGCTCTACTTGCATTTGGTACTTGATACCATCCGCCACATAAGCTGAAAGCGTTGGGTCCTCTCTCTTCGAGAATTCGACGCCAAGTCGAATCGCATTGTGGGCTAGATCGTGGAGTGATGTGCCTCTGGCTGAGGCTTGGCGAGCAGTCCATCTAGCTCTCAGTTTCTGATCAGTGTACCTGATCCAGTGATATGTGCTTGGACTGAGGAACGCATGTTGCCCCGCAATCGCTGAATGCGTGTTGAAGCGCATCCAACACCTCCTCTTCATTTTCAGGATGAATGACGGCCGCAAACGACATGTTGTTGAACATCTCGATGTAGTACGGCTGGTTGGGCTCAAAGGTTGCAGAAGCATGTGCTTTCACTTCCAATTTTGCCCAGCACCTGTTGTAGAAGATGGTGAGATCCGGAATTCCTTGCAATCGGCTTGGATCACCACGCTCTATGTGGCATCCAGGGAACCTGTCCTCAATTCGTTTCACAAGATCACGTTGGTATTTCGACTCTCTCATGTGATACCTCGCAAAAACTAAATAGGGTGTAACGACATTCCCTCATTAGATACCATGTATTTCGTACAGGTTTGTACTTACACCATTTCGAACCGTTGATGTGTTGGGAAGACAGTTACTTCCATGACTATCGACTTGCGAATGTCCTCCATCAAGAGACAGTTAACGATGGCGGCTTCATAAACGTCGATGTAGCGCTGTCCGGTAACTGTGTCTCTAATAGGCCCGATATGTGCATTGTCAGATACACGACCGAACTGAGCGGAGTATCGCCAGGCAAACCAACGAGGACGCCACGATAAGTTGTCTGCTCTGTTGTTTTTCCGATCTCCGTCCAGATGTACTGCCGTATCAAATACACCACCGTGTCCGACCACGAATGCTTCTGCAACCAAGACAGCAACGCTTCGGGTAAACTGTTTTCCGGCTCTGACGAGTCCGACTTTGATGTGTCCTTCTCTTGTTTCACTTTGCGCCATCCACCTTCCACTATTCTTATTGACGACGTCCCCATAATTGCTGATCACGTACTCAGGGAACTCTTGTAGGGTGACCCATTCCAATTCCATCCACTTATCCTCTCATGTGATTTCCTAGCAAAGTAAGTAATAAGTACAATGTCCCACAACACAACCTTGGTAGAAAGTATCACTATGTACTTATTCTCTACTTATCGCCCGATTTTGAAGAGAAATAGGTACAATGTGACACTTCTGAGAAAGGTTGTCCTCTAGAGGTCTGTACTTATTACTTACTTTGCCGTCTTTCCGCTTGACACCGACGCCCACTTTCTATCCAGCTCGTCCGACTGTTTCTCCTGCTCACGGGCTATAAATCGCTTCTCGAACGTCCGTTCACTGAAGTTCTTCTTGTGCTTGAGAGCGTTCTTGATACTCTTGTCGATCATCGAATCGCTCCAGAAGACGTAGTAATACAGCTTCTCGAACGGGGTATCCATGCGGTCGATACGACCCTGCGCTTGCTCGAAAGTACGGTAAGAATACGTCAAACTATAGAAGCAAATTGCGTCAGAGTAAGTACAATTCCACCCTTCAGCCCCGCTCATGTACTGTACTAGGTAGATCCAAACGTCTCCTTCGGGAGGTTGTTCGTGTCTATGACCGTTCCATTCGCTGAAGGAGATATTGGTCGCAGACAACCACTCCTGAAGCAGGAATAGCTCGTAGTCGAAGTTGTAGTACACAATCACCCGTGAATGTTTCGACAGTAGTTCGCCCAGTTTTTCCGTACGAGATTCGTCGGTATTGACAACCCTCCGCATCACACGAAACATCTCGCTGACGTCCTTCAAGGGGCGATTCTCGTAGACATTCCAACGGCGCTTCGTCACCAAATTGAACAGATCCAAGTCGTATTTGCATTCGACCCATTCGATGATCCTTTCTGTGTGCTTGAGATATGGCATCTCGACAAGCAACATGTTGCGGTACTTCTCGAGTGTTGCTACGTCTAAGTACTTGACGATTTTTGGGTACTTTGCAAACGGAGCGTACATGATATGCTCTCGTTTGAACTGGGCCGCATTGCGAAAAAGACCATTTGCAACGAATACTGGGACGTAATCGACCCAAGTATCGCCTGGAGTCGCTGATAGGAGAATCCATCGATTCTTTCTTGCGATTCTTTGGAAAGACTTAACCCAAGCTCCACTTCCCACGACTCGCTGCTCGTCGAAGATGAAGAAGCATTCTTCTCTATCCTCATATTTCGCAATGTTATTCCATGAGTCGACTGTAAGCTGCCCACCAAATGGAGAAGGTTTGTGAGTAGATATTCCGTATCGGACAAATTCTCCTTGCCAATCCAGACTATCTCTCTTTTTTGCCGTCGTAATGACAATGACATCAGCCGGCGCCTCCTTCGTCAGGTAGTACCCCACTGCCGTAAGTGATTTCCCGACCCCAACGCTGCCGTACAGGATCTTCCCGTTGCTCAGGTTGTTGATCGCCGCCAACTGGTGGGGCATCAGTGTCTTGTGGAGCTTCTCCAGCATCACTTCTGACATTGTCCCTCCAATTGGGATCTAGGAACGGATTGTCAGGAGAGAACTCCAGAACATTGACAAGGGATTGACCGTGGCCAATTTCCCATCCGTATGCTCGAGCGTTGCGATCCATCTCATCGAACACTGGCGTGAGCTGTGTCATCTGATGATCGGTGAGGCCGAACTTGTAGTGGTTGAATGGTGGCTTATTCACAGACGTGTCCGTCCAAGCAGAAGTGATCGTCCCAGCGTTGTTCCTGATCATGCACGAGCTTCTTGAGGCGGACAATCTCGTTGTCTTTGTCTTCTGCTCCAGCCAGCATGCGATCGATGAGCTCGAGAGCCAAGTTCATTTCATCACAGTATTTGAACTCGTTCTCAATAGCAATCCGAGCCATGTAGGGAAACATCTGCCTGGCATTGACCTTCTCCACTTTCATCGGGAAGTTGATAACGAGACCAAGGTTCATGTCGGTCTCGTACGTCACATTGATGCCCCCATCGACGATCTCGACATCGAGCAATATGCCCTCGCCGACAGCTCCGGTAGCAGGGATCTTGATCGGCACCTTTTGACCGATCGCCTTCTTGAATGCGTCGGGAGCAACGATCGTGTGTGGTGGATTGGCATTGAAGAATGTGATTTTCATTATTCACCTCCGGGTTGTAGGCTTACGCCAAGAGCAAAAGTAGCTCGGCATAGAGCATGAGAGAGATGATCGTCAGTTCGATCACCAGCCAAGTAGGCATATGCGTGCATAAGCAGATGATTGATGTGATCTTCCACAGGAATAAGCCGCCAATTATTAGCGCCGTACTTTTTGGCTCCATGATCCAGTACCTTTGCCATTTCGAACATTGCTTTCGCATCGATCAAGTCGAAGCGGACAGGGACATCTGACTGTGAACCTCCATGCTCGTTGGTTGTGATGGGTGCGTCGGGGTTTACGATATCGGGTATTCCCTTTGGTAACCCAGCCAAAATCTCTTGATGTCTAGCGGCAATCCCCTGGGACTGAGGTTCGTATTGACTCATGGGGCAACCCTTCCATTCTTGTTCCATGTGTCATGTGTTATCGGCATGTGAAACTTGAACCATTCTTCCAAGACACGAGCAACTTGCTCAATCTCGTACTGTGGCTTACTTGGGAACGTTGCCTCTTCCTCGTATGTACGCAGACTAAGAAAGCTCATCAACGAGCGGGCGTTACAGGTGGCATACATGGATGATGTGATTCCAACAGGCAATAACATCCGAGCCACTTCTTTGGCTACACCAAGCCCCAACAGTCGTTCGTATTCAGCGTACGCTCTCTTGTATGACTCGTCCAATGTCAGGTACAACTCAGCGTACAATTCCGGTGCCGGAACCATTGAATACGCTCCAGGCTTGCCCACCTGTTTCAATGGTCGGTCTTCATCAGGCATATAGAACTTCGGTTCGAGTTGAGTATAGCGTCCACTTTCTTCGTTATAGCTCCAGCCAATACGGTGCCGATGAAATTCACGAAACACAAAAATCCCTGCACGCACAAAGAATCGAAATTGATTGTGCTCGAACGGCGTGCCGTGTCTATTTTTCATCAAAAAGTTGATTCGTCCTGCCCCCTTTTCTGGATCGTTAGTTAGTACTCGCAGGCTATCTTCACTCTGTGTGCTCACTAACATCGCAGCCAGAACGCTTTCGTCTCCTCCACTGTGTGCAATAAGTCTGACTTCCGGTTCATTCAAATATTCCATCGTTCCTCCTTAGTAGGTAAAACTACATGACATGTTTCGTTGTCATGTAGCATTGGGGTTCACCCAGCCTTGTCGGGCCGAAGTGTGATGTCCCACAGTGTGTCAGTGTCGGGCTCGTAGCGGTACTTGTGTCCACTGGCCACTCCGATGCGGAGCGTCTCCTGGCTCACGGCGTAGTCGAACGCTGCCTGCTGGTGTTCGTTGATCTTCTTCTGAATCACGTAACCACCAACGAAGCATGCGACGACGTACGCAGCGTAAGCTGTATAGACGCATCCGACCTCGTGGTCGTTGACAAACTTGACCGTGCGGTCCTTTGCTCTCTTCAATGTGTTCTTCACTATCGTTCCTTTCGATTGTGTTTCTTCCTATTACACTCCGTGTAATCCATGCGAAAGTAAGTACAAACCCTAGAACTATATGGCTTGTATCCTTGCCATATAGTCTTTTGGTTACCAACTGTTGGGGTGGAGCTTGCGCTCACTGTATTCCCGCTTGCTACGGGCCAACTCCATCTTGCGGCTGATCGGCTGGACCAGAATCTTGTAGACTCCGGTGCCGGCGATTGCCACGATGCAGATGACCAATAACACGATTGGAAATGCGTGTTGCATGATCTTGTACCTTTCGTAGGGTTCCTATTACACCACGTGTTTTCTCTGCGGACGTGAACTCTCCACAAGACATCCATGCATCAGGAAATGCCTGTGCGATCTCACCATCGCCATCGAGGAAGATCTGAGGAGGATAACGATGGCACTTGAACACGGGATCGTCTTGCTGATCGCTGAAGCTCAACCGTGAATAAATGCAATCGCCACAACTGGCGTTTACCACGTCTTGATCCATGATGTACCCTTCCATTAGAACGGGCGGTCTGACTCACTACTCAGCGGCCGAAAGGAAACCGCTTTCTCATGTACAGACAGTAGAGCTCTTACTAGACAGGCGGTGAAACTCGTCTTCATCGCTACCTCTAGCGCCCTCGATCTATGCGGCTGCCACCACAGCCATCGCATTGCCCCCACCTTGGTAGACGGTTAGCCCCTGCTTCACGGGTGATCATCGGGTCTGGATCTCCAGAACTATGGTCCGAGGGTGGGGAATTCTGCTAGCTCGCGCCGGCGGTGAAAATGACTAACTATTGTGGCTCAGAGAGCCCGGAGTTGCGGTACGTAATCGCATTCGAACCATCTCCTTTCCTTTGGATTAGGCAGTTTAGCCACATGCCTAGGTGGCCGGTTAAGGAGTTTTGAGGTGGGATCACGTTTGCCCCCTCGGTCATCTTCATTTCGACATGCTCAGGCGACCGTAACCAGCCCGCTGGGACTTATGGTTCAACGTACCCTCTATGTATGATGTCCACATATTTGTTCTCTGTGTCGCAGTTTTTCAGTTGTTGAACTCAGTATGCCTTCAAGACCAGCAAGATCTGACAGACTGCGATGATGACCAAGCAGATTTCAGATAAGCCGATCTTCATGACTACCTCCCTTCCTGTTGCTCGCCATGCCGTCTTAACTCTTCCAATAGACGGCGATGAGATCTTTTCTCTCGTGTCAACACCTTGCCAGGACGATCCCATGTCAAGATGTACGAACAGCAGACAACGACGATGCCGAGGATACAAACCGCAATGATGAGTTTGCCCATTGATGGTATCTCCCAGTCTTATCAGGTCCCCAATGAGGACGACCCTCGTGCTTGTTGTCAATGATGCAAGTTGCACCCGACATCATGTTGTAGTTACAACAAGCTTCGTAAATCGCTGACGGATAGCCCTGTGGGTACATGTCATCCGGTCTGGTCACACTGGTACTCCCGGAGTAAGTGGTTTTGTCATAGACCAGAAATGTCCTGAGCTCACACGACCATCACCAAACATGACATCACAAAGGACTGCTTCGGAACCATGATCCCAGTACACCTTGATTATTTGTGCCGGTTTCCAGAATACGGCATTGTCATCAAGATCTCCGGTTTTTCTCCAACTATCGGAGTCAAATACAACTCTCATCAGTACAACTCCGGCGGTCCGTCGTAGTCGCCCCAAATGATTGGGTCTACGGCACCCTTTTCCTGCCACAGATATGGAGCTGCTTTGAGAAGTTGGCTAACCCGAGAATGATCTCGATTGATGATTGTGATCATGTAGGTACGTTTTCCATCGCTCTCAACGATGTAGCCGAGACTCTCAGCCCACTCGTCAAACGTGTCGATCACCTTCCCGCCGTTCCCTTGCACAACCATCATGGCAAAATCCACCTCAGCCAAGGACCACTCGAAGAATCGAGCGAATCCTTCTTTCGTGACTGCGATGTCCCTTGCGATTCCACCATATGGATGAGCGTAGAATGGACTGGCGATCGACTCTCGTTCCATTCGCTGAGGAAGATTCAGACACGTACCGATCAGTTCCATCACTTCCCCTTCGATGTAGTACGTTTTGTTGGAGCAGGCGGATTCTTCACTTCGGCCGGCGGATTGAAATGTGCATCGAGCTTTTCAACAGTTGCCTCGGTACCCTGGAATACTTTCCAGCTATCACAGAATACCCAAAGGGTCTCTCGCTGAGCAAGCATCGCTGCCGCTTCGATCGTCAGGGTTTTGTCTGCGATCTCGAATACAATCAACATCACTTGCTCCTGTTCCGCTTACGTGAAGCCTTTGCTCGCTTGTCCTTCCGACGAGCACGCTTCTTGTTGAACTTTCGCTTCGATCCCCAATGCTTACTGGGGGCTTCTCGAGCGAACATTTTCGGGTGCTTCGGGATTTCGCCTTTCTTCCCGAAGATCATCTCGATCAGATGTTTCAGCATTATTGTTCTCCTTCGATGGCCAGTCCGATTCTCACGACCTGTCCCACGTGGAGTTGTTCCGCTCTCGCTTGAGTTACTTGCCAAGTAAGACTTGTTGGCAGAGGAGCGTCGTTCTGTGCAATCACTGCGACCCGCTCATGATCAACTTCCTCCATGGCAACAATTCGAAGTTCATTTTCGAACTTGAACTGAGTGTTGAATTCACCCATGTACTGATCCTTTCAAGTAGGCAAGAATTAGAAGAGCTGGGAACGTTGGAATCTCTTCCATGTGTCTCCAACGCTAGTCTTTCGACGGCTCTTCATTATACACCGTGTTTTTCTTGCGAAGTGGGGCCGACATTAGCCTCGCCTTGTCGTTTAAGTCCCTAGGCCATGCGCACAGCACAATTCGGGCACCCCACATCGATCAGCTAATCGCTCGAAATGTCACTGAGCGACCGTAGTAGAAGATGGTGATCGTTGCCGTCGGATCTTGCCCCATGATGTAGGACAGGAACCCGCTTACCGCCGGCGCTTCATTGGCCATCACAACCGGATGCCAAGTGAGTCCAGCGTCAGCGCTCTTCTCGATCGTTGCCAGATCTGTGTCCATCAATCAACCTCTCCTTCTGAAACGGTCGGAGGAGCGAAGTACGCCCTCCAATCCTCATCCATGTTGGTGAACTGCTCGAAGAAGACCTTGCGTGAGAAGCAGCGCACGTTCTTCCCCATCTTGGTCAGCAGATATCCCGGGAACACTCGAGAGACGTTCGGGATCTTGCGGCCGGCGGTGACGTTGATGAACGGAGTGCCATCGTCCTTCTTCTCCATGTCTCCGATCTTGTATTCCTTGTTGAGCTGCTCGATGTTGTCCACCGTGATCTCCACGGCAGTAACAACGAACGGCTTACGTACGTATTCGATGTATTCGATGGACATCAGTCCTCGTCCCCTTCCTGATTGAGGTAGCTAAAGCCGTACTTCTGATCGAGCACATCCTCGTTGATCACGAAGAACGCCTTCTGCAGATAGCACGAAAGTCCCCGCTCCCACGGGTTGCCGATGCACGTCAGATCGACATACTGGATATCGGAATCATCCAGTACTCCTACTGATCTCTCGTTCAGTGGTACCGGACCGGTCGAGGTCACCATCACCACACGAGGCGGCTTCTGCTTGAAGTTGACCTTGATGTTGATGAAAGGAATCGAGGGTTCTCCCTCTTCCCTTGGCTCGGTGCGGTTGACATGCCATCCGTCTCGCAAGAGCTTGTCAGCGAAGTCTTCGGGAAGGACGATGGCGAAGCCCTTCTTGCCTTCCTTGTTGTACTCGCTGACTCGACCTTCGAGGTTGGGGTAGATGACCTGGGCGTTCTCCAGGGTGAATGTGGGTCGCTTGGGATCAGGCATCTTCTTGAACTCCATTCTCGATGTAGTCGGCAAAGCGCTCGGCTCGTCCGATGATGTATTTTTCTTGCGCCTCGAGTTCTCGGGGGGTCACCTGGTCCGATGGAACTGGCGTAGATCCCGCTGCCTCTCGAAGAGCAACTGCTCGTACTTGTGCTGATGTAGATGGTTGTCCCACGGTTACCTTTCCACGAAGCTGTCTGCTTCGATCTGTACGTTTCGATGTGGATAGCGAGGAGATCCGTGTCCTTCGGTTACTTTCACAGAACCTGAGCCATCTCGATCATCCAAATAGTCAACTCCTCCGCCATAATTGACGCCTTCGAGATTGATCTCAACGACTTCAATTCGTTGACCAATCAAATCTTTCGCCCAATATTGCGGAAATTGTGGTGCGTCGGCAACGATTGCTGTTCCCAATCGTGCTGTTGTGGGAAGTCCATTCCAGAATGCTTCCATAGTTACCTTTCCACGAACCGTTCGAACGGACCGTAGTAGTCGATGGCATCGAATGCCTCTTTACGAAGCTCCTCGAAGTATTGCATGTCAACTCGCAATTCGCTCACCGCTTCACGGTGTCGTGCGATCTCACGCTCAATCCACTTGTACCCCTTGGTACCTGTGACGGCGTACTTCTTGCCCTCCTTTACTCGCCAAAGATCTCCCCCATGCTCTTCCACCGGAACGAAGCTTCCCACACGACCGACATGGGTCATGTTGTCGATCTCTCCTGTACCAGAGAAATCAAGATACATCACGCCTTGAGTGACGCTCTTTGTCTCGCACAAGTCGTCGAACTCGATAGGCTCACCCGTGAACAGTGTCTTATAGACATACGGATGGGCGAATTGAGCACCAACCGCCGTCCACTTATCGCCGGAGCGGGCAATGTAGACAGCATCGTTAACAAGGCAGAATTTTTCGTATGTGGTCTCAAGTTCAAAGTCGTACCCGTAACTCTTGCCGAAATCACTAATGAATCGAACCAGATCAGCGGGACAATTGGGGATCTTGATCGAATCTGTCTTGATGTGGACAACCTGGAACCCCCTCTTCTTGACTTCGTACATGAGATCGATCATGAACAATGCGCCACGTTTGGCCACGATGTTGTCGATGTTTCGGATGTCCTTGAATGGGTTTGGGAACCTCGCACTCGTCAACCCATACACAGAGTTGATGACGATCTTCAGGGCGTAAGCAAGCTCCTCGGCACCCTTGATGTCGTATTCCTCTGTGGGATCGACTAGGAATTTTCGCAGCTTCCCATCCAGGAGCGTCGAGGCCAAGTCGTAGTCTTTGCGTTTGATGGCAACACGTGCCTCTTTGAGCGCAGAGAAGTTCTTCGTGTATGGCCCGAACAAATCAAGTGCCTCGATGCTCGCCGGGTGCATAGACACCACGTCAAGGACCGTAACGCTTTCGTAAATCCCCGGCTCCGCATAGACAAAACCACCCTCACCGACGACGAAGCCACGATATGTACTCTCCAATCCATGATCGGTAGGACCAAACTTGTAACCCGTGAAGTCCATGCTGAGATCGACGTAGTTGAACTGATCTTGCGGCTTCTTGTTTTCGCCAAAGATTATTCGACTGACGTGGTTGGTCGTGGAATTGTTAACAGACAGACCAGAAAGGTCAGCAAGAATCTGCCTTGCCACGAAATCCTGATGTCGGGCATTGAACACCTCCTCGAGAGTGACCACATCGTTGACACAGTAGTCGACTACCTTGCCCCACATTCCTTCTGGTACCGGCTTGTCCCACGGCAAATCAAGCTCTTGGTGGAACAGCCCCAGTTCGAGTTGGAACTTCTTCTGGGATTGCTTCTTGGACGAGAAGTCATAGACGTCGGCGTACGAAATATCGTAAGCCTGCCCGTACATACTCCGTTCTTTCTTGTCGATGATCCGCTGCGAGAGATCAAATATCTCTGCGTTCGTAAGCCCAAGAAATCGTCCATACAACATGTGATTGTCATATCGACGATTGTTGAAACCAACTAGCTTCATGTTGAACAGAGGCTCGATCTCTGCTGGTCCGGGGTTCACCATCTTGACTACGGCTGCATCAGGACCCGCTTGTTTCCAACACACCACAAACAGATTCGGAAACACTTCGACGTCGAAAAAGACAATCGGTGTCGTGTCAAATTCAGTCAACTCTTTCTGGAGTTCCTGACCAACGAATTGCATTTTCTGGTAAGTTTTGATGCATTCTTGAGCGTGGTTTCTGCTACGAGCCGCAAACGCCATGACAACTGGACGCATGTCTCTAACGTCGTAGACAAGGCCGTTCTCATATGCCTCCTGGAGAATGTGATGGATGAAATCAACAGATGGTTTTGTTCCTGGGTGAATCTCCTTCCGGAGATTTTTCTCGATCAGTTTACGAAGACCGATTTCGCTTTGAATGGTCTGTTTTTCGATCACCGCTGGTTTTGCCATCTTCTTAGGGAGCCCACTGCTAATTGTAGCAATAGGCAACTCGTTATGACGAGTAAGACGGCGACGAAGAGACTGATTGCCAAGGAGGGTCTTGACCTCGATGCCCACGTCAAAGACGTTATCCAACTCATGCACATCGCCAGCGTACAGATAGTGGAGATGTACAGCCTTCCCACTTTGCGAGAGTTCGGTGTATGTTGGCGGGAACTTTGCCGCCTCAGCAAGATTTCGTTCAAGGTCTTTTTCTCCATCCTCATCTACCAAGTCAAAGTCGAGAACAATGGCACCTTCTGGTGTTTGCACCCAGTGAAGCTGACTCGTGTCGATGTCGATCAACCTTGTGTCAACACGATCCCAATAGTGCTCGGGAGTGCCGTCTTCATTGGCGTACTGTGCCTTGCAGTCCGAATATGCAACGTCAAATGGTGAAATTTCGCCATCGAGTTGGATCTCGTACCGATTGTCAACTGGAATATCAGTTCCCTCGATGTCCTTGAAGCGTAAGTAGTAACTACGGACCATGCGTCCCTCCACTTCATATCGGTCGTGGAACTCTTCGAAGTAATTTCGCAGCTCCTCTCGGAATCGGTACTGAGGTACTGGCTTGTCGATGCCAGAATATCCACAGTACTCTTTGTACAGTTCGTATGCCTGTTTGAGACTGATACCATCTTGACTCTTGAAGATGTCGTAGTACGCTTCTACAAAGTTGTAGAAAATATCAGTCTGCAACATCATTTCGATGGGGCGGTACCCGCTGTAGTAGTTTTTCCCCATTGAACGATATCGTTCCAGGCATTTCGTTGCCACGGCTCCATATTCGAAGGTAATTTGTTGCATGAGGGTATGATACCGCTCTTCTTCGATGGTGCGTCCGGTTGGCTTGACATCGATCAACCTCCGAATGATGCCGCTTTTGGCGTCGCTGATTTTGACTGGCAGGTTCGTACCCATAAACAAGAAAGCGTTCACACGATCGGTATACGTCGGCTTGAACTTCTCGTTCATTGGCATGTATTCGTGAGATATGATCGAGTTCAGCTTGGTGTTGTCGTCAATTCGAGAGAGGTCCCCATCGTGTTGTATCGCAACGAGAGGGTTATTCTTGAAAGCTTCCGTGGCAAAGGTTCCGTTCGAGCTTCCAAGAGCTTTAGAGTCGAAAGTGGTGACATACCCATCAAACAAGCGATGGATGATATGAAGCACAGTCGATTTTCCAGTACCGCCCGGTCCGTAGAACACAAGAAACTTTTGGATTCGCTTAGCGTCTCCAGACACGACTGCGCCGATAGCCCATTCGATCTTTGCACGTTCGCTATCAGAGTATAGAACGCCCAGGAGCTCATCCCAAGCTTCTGTTGTACCTGATTCCAGAGCGTAAGGAAGTCTTTTGCTGACGTAGTCATTCTTCTTCACCTCCTGATTGGCGAATGTGAGGTTCTCGTCAAGAGTGTGACTGTTGTCACTGATGTTCTGCATGAAACGTCGAAATTGAGGCCAAACGTTAGAACCGAAGTTCTTCATCTGCATCACGTCGTAGTATTTACCTTCAGCTTCGGCTTCCTTAGCGTAACGGAGAATGTCCGCATCTACGAGACGAGCGACATCGTATTCGTCCGTCGACCACAGCCCACGCTCTTCATCCCAGATGGCATAGAACGAGCGAGCCCGAACCATAAGGTCTGTCGTTCTTCCGACTTGGAAGTCGGGATATAGATGGTAGATTCCTTTCTTCTTGGCATCTTCTTTTGCCGTTATCTGATAGAAATCCACCTCGCCTCCTTCTCAGTCATCGGCATGCCGGATTTTGTAACTCAAGGCGTTGAGCTGACCTCGCTTCCATTTGGCCCCCTCTGCTCCGCCAAACTTGTCATGCTTGTCGATGTATTTGGTGAGCCAATGAACCCGGTACTTGATCGTTTCCAAGATGAGCTTGATGTCAGCCAAACACTCGCTCTCCGAGGTATTCCTCGAGTTGATACCAGATCTCGACCTTGCGTTGATCGAATCGTGGGTTTTGGATGGGAAACATTCCGCCATTTCCATTTCGGTCATAGGTCCTCCAAACCACTCGTTCGCAGGCGTACGTAACATCGTCAGGATGGATGCTTGATGCATCATTCAGGTCATTGAGCCCCATATTCTCTATGATCTCCCAGAACCAATCGTACGGGTGACGTTCGTCTTGGTAAGCAGCTTGCCTACACAAGGCGTAGATCATTTCGAACATGGAGCAGCCGAGATTGAACCATACGGGGTCCGCTTCCATATGCATTTGCACAAGAAACTCGCCCCGCAGATTCATGCCATCTTCTGCCCGATTGTCATCCCTAGCAACGTGCCAAACGAATTCGTTGGTATGCAACTCACGCAAAAGCTTCCAATGAGTTTGCGAGGGGGTCCTCGCATGCGGATCGGAAACCTTTGCTACGAGCCAGTTGAAATATAGGGATTCAATCGGCTCGTCCATGACTACTCCCGTCGCATCTTCAACGGTTGATGCGAATGCTTGATGTCGTTTTCTTCGTAGGCAAGCTGAATGTCATGCCCCTCGACATCCACCGAATGCTTCCCGGGGTCCCGCTGAATTTCGTACTCCCACTTGAGTGACTCGTTACGAACGAAAACGAGATCCTCGTCTCCTGTTCCGTGCCCGAATGGCAGCTCGGTACCGACTTGACTGGTCCAGTTGTAGACCGGATCTCCGTTTTCGTCCGTCATCATTCGATCACCTTCGTAGAAGACGAAACTCGATTGACGAAAGCCCATCTCACCCTTTTGGAATTCCTCAGTGGTGATCACGTAGATCGGCTTGTTGCTGCGCTCGTTGAGCTCCCTTTCCCAGTCCCAGTTGTCGTCAGCGACGTCATAGGGGTTGGCGAAAGCGTTTTGCCGAGTGACTGCTTCATCGACAGCAGCTCGATCTTCATCGATCATGTCGTCAATTTCGTCAGGAGTTTTGTCGTCCCCATCCATTTCGACATCAGTGCTTTTGATGTTCTCGACGAGTTCTCGTATACCAGGATGCATCTGATAGTACGGAATCCGTCCATCTTTTTCGATGTCGTGGGGACGCTCGAAGACAGGAGCTCTGAGATCACCGACAGGAAGATCGCCGACCTTTGTGTGGCCATCGAGTTCCATGCCCCCAGTGAAATCATCAATGGCAGCTTGAGCAGTACGAATCAGATGTATTCGCTTACGCCGTTCCCTTCTTTGCCCCACGAGGAAGCCGAGAACGCCCCCGACCGAGAGCCCGGCGACGCCAGCGGATACTGGCACCACCGCCTTTCGAAATATGTCCGTGTTCATTGTCCCTCCTATGGGATCTTGTCCCAGATGACACCTGGATCGACGTTGAAGTCGAGAAGGATCTGGTACTCATTGCCGATGTGGAACTCCTGATGAGATGCGTAAATGCCGCAATCAATGAATCCGTCACAACCCTCTCGGGCTGGCCACATCCATCCAACAACCGCACCTTCCTTGGTGTGACTAAGACCGAGTTCGTCGTAGACCTCGTTGAGGAATACGTGACCTCGAGCCTTGAGACGGTCGTTCAAGAACAACTGCTGAAGATCGATGAAATATCGATTCTCCTCGGCAGTCTGATGCCAATTCGGGTTGGACGAATCGAACCAACGAGAATATGGCGACAGCTTCGAAGACGGATCTGTGAGTTTCATCACCGCTTCACCGGTCTTCTTGTCTCGGATGATCTGGACGCCGCTGTAAAGCTCACGCTCTTTGTCTTCGCCGACCTCTTCACGAACCCGAGCCCGATATGCCTGAACGGCTTCGGACAAAGTCGTGTATGCCGCTGCCAAAGCAGCATTGCGACGAGCAAGAGTCACGTGCGACCCCGTGAGAGCAGCGATCGAAGCAGTACCAACAATCACCGCAGGCCCATACAGCTTGACGATCTCCCCGAGATTCCGAGCGTAAATATACGCCAGGTCTCTACGGTTCTGTGTCGCTGTGTACTCACGATGCGTGAGGATCTGCGGATTGTAGTACTCCGACTTGCAGCTCTCGATTTCCTCTTTGAAGTGATCGAGCTTGTCGCCAAACTTCAATGTTGCCTTGCACGCCATGACAGTTGATGTCACGACGCCGGCAACACCAGCTCCAAAGAGAATATGTGGCGAGTGCTTACGTGCAACAAGAAGCTGCTTCGCAAGGGCTCTTGTCACTGACTCAGGGATCTTCATTCTTGCACCTCTTCTGTGGGTTCAGTGTGAACCTCGGCTTCGTGGGTTTTCGCCACTTCGAGTAGGTCTGCCAGAATCCAGGACGATGGTGGCAACATGATGTCGCACACACCACAATAAACCATCGGACCTGCAACTGGACTCTGTCGGATTCGGTAGCGCTCGTTGACGACTTTGAGTGTTCCGTCGTCCTTGATCGTTTGCTCCCACTCATCGTGTTCAGCAAGCGGGTTCGGATTGATGTAGTCCTCTTCGTCGTACATCGCCGTGTCACTCATTGAATCGCCTCCATCGGTGGCAGATCGAGCAACCAGCCCTCACGGATTTGGACGATCTCGGCATTGCCTATGAATCCCCAACCCCACTTCTGGTCAGTGAATTGCCATGGTCGTCCGAGGAAGTTCAACAGATCGGCTTTCGTAGCGACCTTGTCCTTGTCGATGCAATCCCCGAGATACTCGAGAGTCGCTTCGCAATCCTCTCTCGACGAAAGAATGATGTCATCCGTCTGCATTCGAGCATTCCTGGTCAAATATGGTGGCTGATGAGGCAACATCGCTGACGAATAGCTTCGCACGATTGGTTGATTGTATGTCGTTCGCCCTCCGTAGTTTGTCGAACGGCCACGAGACGCACGATCGGGTCCGAATATGACTCGTTCGACACCTTTGCTAACCGTGTCGACGACCATGTTGCGTACCGCCGGCAATGCGACTTCCGCAGCCACGTAACGAGCGGCATTCTTGAAATCGCCTCCGAAGAAGATTTCCTTGAGCCTGCGCCCAATTCCCTTCTTACGAATGATGACCTCGCCTTGGATGGATGGCCCATCTTCCTTGAGTTCCGGTTGTCTCAGTCCTTTCGGGGCAGCGAGCTTGGGGTTGCCTGGAAATTGTTCGTCTGTCATCAGACACCTGCCTCATCAATGATCTTCTGGCCACGAGCGATTGCCTCGTTCGACATCGGAGGTGGCGGTGGGAGTGATGCGACCTGAGCAGCCACACCTCTGACTTTTTCGTCGCTGGTCTTCATGACTTGATCGACCATCTCATCGGTGATCCACTCCTTGGGGAGTACGCCCTTGATGAAATTGGCGGCAAAGTTTTCGTCGGTGACGAGCTTCATATAGAATTCATCGAATGCTGCACTGGCCTCGAAGTCTGCGGTAATCTGTGGGCTCTTGTTGTGTCGATTGCCGTCGTCCGACTTGAGACCATATGACCGCCTCAGAAAATCGTGAAACGCCTCCGCCAACTGAGTCTTGTCGCCAGCTTGCGAAAGACGTACGAAGTATTCGCCGACACCCTCGTGCTTTTCCATCTCCCATTGAACCAATTCGGCTCTGGTGATGTTGAAGTAGTGGGTCTCGGTCACCGTTTTGTCGTCGAAATTGGTGAATGTGATGGTTTCTTTGAGCATTGCTCATCCTTTTTGTGAAGTGAAAGACTAGAATATGCGTTATTTCTGCATACTCTAGTCCGGGGGCCGCGCTGTCGGGTTATCGGTTCTTGATTCGAGTCAGTACCTTGTCCCACACCTTCCCTGCTCCTTCGGTTGCAGCGAATCCAACGCATGCGCTGAATATCACCTTCCCGAGCTTGAGCATGTTCGATGACGTGGGAGCTGGTACTGCCAACTCGATCTGGTCTTCCATGATTCCTCCTTGTAGGTTTGGTCCTCCATTACAGACCATGTTTTTTGTACGTTTCACCAGAATGGTGTCCAGTTGAAGTGCATCGACAATGCCAACAGAAAGCAAAATCCTGCTAGAATGACACACGGAATCAATGGTCCGGTTCTCATCACAAGGGAATCATGTTGGTGTAGGTGAACGACAACGCCGGTCGATTCTCGTCCATCAGACAACTGGTGAATTCCAGATCGAGCAATCGCTCCTTGGTCCATCCCATGCTGTCTGCTCCTTGAGTGTGTGGTTGCTTGATCATGGATTGAAACTCCGCCAAAGTGGCATAGTCGCATCGGAGGATGATTGCATTGATCTCATTCTCCGCTCGCTTGAGCGTTTCCATGTCACACAGGAAATATCGCCCAGTGAAGTACTCGTAACACAGTACGTTTCCTCCACCGACAAATATGACCTGAGTCCCTGGTGCCGTAGCGGTCACTCGATCCTGAACAACTTCGTCTCGGATCTTCTGTTCCTTTGTTGGTCCGATCTTCTCTTTGACCTTCTCCTTGTATTCAGAGAAAGCCTTTTCCGTGATGGAATATGCAGCCGTGATCGCCGCCGTGCGCCGGTTGCTGATCTTCGTAGCGAGAACGATGCATGTGACCGTCCCTCCACCAATCACAATGGCCGGAATATGCTTCCGCCAGTGCGTCTTGATGTTATGCTTGATCCGTTCACGCTTTGAAGTTGATTCCGGGTATATCACGCATTCGGCGGCTGTCCAATAACCCGCATTCCATGACAAATATGCGGTTGTGACCACACCAGTGACGCCGAATCCTGTCAAGATCGCAGGTGAATTGCTCCGGAGGAAGTGTTCGACGTGACTAACTGTCGCTTTCAGATCCATTGTCATCCCCTTCGTTGATCATTTTCCAAACGCCGGCAATCACGATGATCAATATCGCACAGGCGAATATCAGCAGGGTCAAACCGACCACGCCAGCCAGTATCAGAAACAGCCATGATACGAATTCACGCACCGTCGTCTCCTCATCTCTCGGCAGAAGATCCAGATGAGCCAAAAGCCCATTGTGAGACAGACCATTAGGCAGTCCCAGATGAAGTTGAAGAAGCCGTAGCTCCTACAACTACTACATACAAACATCAGGACTCCTTCTCTTTGCCCCACTTGTTGATCTTGGCGATCAACTGATCGGCACTACCGAACTTTCTGGTCAGTTGTGTACCAAGTGCTCGATCAACACCCGTCATGACGTTCCATCCAAGATATGCCCCACAGGCAACCTTGAATCCATTCCAAAAGCGGAACGCACTTTTTGGCTTACTCATATGTACTCTCCTTGTAGTAGGCAACAATTAGATGAGAAGCTTGGGTTGACAGCCCAGCGCAAACTGTCATTATGGGGCTCTATGCCTCACCAGGTAGGTTGGGAAACGTCCCAACGCCTTTCGTGTCTTACCTCTTCTCACTACAATCCGTGTTTTCTCTGCGAAGAAGATACCCTCTGCAAAACCATCATCTTTTTCTTGATGATTCTGCAGAAGGTATCTCCACGGGGGTTACATTCCTTGCTTGAACTTGCTGATCTTGACTTGTTCAGCGTAGGCACGACGGCCCTGTGCGGCGCTCACTGCGTCGATGAACTTTGCTGCTGCTGCCAGCACCATAGCTCCGACGACGAGCACCTCTACAGGCTTCTCGTCCCACTTACGCTTCAACTTCTTGAGTCCTTCGTTCATGATGGGGTCCTTTCTCCTCCATTACATGAGCTGTATTTCATGCGAAAAATATAGAGTGTGTTGAGAGAGTTGGCCGTTGCCCTTGCGGGTGTCGCCAGATCTAATGATCTCTCTCTCATTACAGTACGTGTATTTCTTGCGGGCCTTTTCCAAATCGCTCCCCCCGGGGATTTTTCAGGATGCGAAAAGCTATATGCCGTGTATTTGAAGCGAAAGCATAGAAGTCGTGCGTTTTCGAATTGCGCACGACTCCCATACTTTCACACCACTTCAGATGCTGATGTCTCTGTTCTTTGGCTTCAAGACGAAGCTGAGTGCTTTCGACACCACGACATGATTCTGTTCAGCGAATGCGATGATCAGGATTCCCAGGATATTTCCCGCCACAATCATGTACGTGTCACGACTGACTCGGCTCGGCTCGCTTTTCTGCCTTACCTCACCAATTCGTTCCAAGAACACCACTGCTTTGGTGTATGCTGGGTCTCCTACTTCATTCTCATTCAATGTCAACAGAATCCGGTCGATGGCGTCGTCAAATCCCTCTGACTCCTTCCTTCGCCGAAATACTTTGAGCATTTGGCTTCCTTTCGTAGTCTTCCATTACAAGCCATGTTTTGCTTGCGAAGACTACGCCACCTGACTATCCACAGCCTTGAAGGCAAGTTCCTTTCGTTTCGGGTCGATTTCGTCCGCCGTAACGTTGAACACCCGCTTCCATCCTTCGTCCGTGGGTGTCAAATATGTCTCGCCGACAAAGCGTGCGTCATCGTTGTCGTATTGGCTCTTGGAGACCCCAAGAAGAACGCCACCGAATGTGGCTACGAGTGCCAATGAACCCACTACTTCCTCTCCCCCAGGAAGACCCCAGATCTGTGAAAGCCCGAAATATAGAGAGCCTAATGCGGGTAGGACGAACTGAACGATCTTCTTCAGTACGTCATAGCGACGTGGGCCCAAGAATGGCTTTTGTGTTACTGGTTCCATATCATTCCTTTGGTGGTGTGGAGAACGCATCGGCAGATTCGCCAGGTTTGTTCCCGGCTTCTGCAGCACGATCGTGTGAATTCTTCAAATCTTCCGCCACGTCGGTCGCTGTTTGAGCAGCATCATCGGCTTTGGTCTGTAGTCCTTCTATCAGAATCAAAAGTTTGGCGATTTGAATTCGATCTTCCGCTGAAAGTTGACGATTACTTTCAATGCTTATACGCAACAGATCAATGCTTTCTCTGGCTTCAATTGCTGCTTGTTCAAGACGATTTACTACATCTCGCAAACTTGAGCCCGAATCCGTCTGAAATTGTCTAGCCATATCAATGATGACTTCGACAATATCAGGGTCGCTCATTTTGTCACTTACTGATCTTAGAATGGGAATGGCTCGTTCTGCTTCATAAATGAAACGAACCATTGGTCGAATGGCTCTTAGCCAAATCACACCAAGCGCCGTTAAACCACCCGCTATCCACAAAATAATTTGCAGCCATATAGGAATTTCCACTTCCCATCCTTTCTATTCGTTTACAGCGGCAAGAGTTGGGTACCCTGTCTCCCCCTTTTCATCCAGGAACGTCACATGCTCAACGATCCTCATTACTGACTGTTCGTCATAGTTTCCATGCACCGCAACAATATCTCCCACGTCGTAATGACGCTTGAACTTGTACCGGGAACGCTTGGCGACGTCCGTGGACAAAAGATTCGTCGCTGCTTGAGAACGAAGGGCTTGTTGACCCCGAACATCCATCGCTGCTTGAATGTCAGAAAACGCTGCTATGGCGCCAGCTTCGTCGAGATGGTCGTCCAAATCAGTGCAATCGACATACAAAATACGACGATTGAAGCCTTCGATGGCCTCATTGATGCCTCGCATCTCGTAGTAATTTGACCTACAGAAGAAGTCGGTTTTCAAAATCCCGTCCGCCCACAGATACTCTGGCTTCTCCAGATCTCCGAATGCATGTGAGAATATGACATCCGCTGTTCGATCGATACCGTTGTGAATTCGAAACTCGGTCTTGGTCGGATCGACGTTGTCGGGGTTTGGACGCACAACTTTGATCCCGAAGTCATCAACTGCCAAGAGTTCCAACACAGCGCTGTGAAGATTCTGCTTTCGCATCACTCGAGCTTGCGAGGTGCTAGAACCAATGTGTTGTTGATTGGATATAATTGCAAATCCATCAACGTCGTCGTGCTGACCAGTAAACGTGTTGATGACGTGATCTTCGATCATGGTCTTCGTCTGTTCCCATGAGGTATCCATCGCCAATAGATACTCATTGACAGGAAGCATCAAACGTTCACCAAGAAACACGTAGCTTTCGATGTCACCGCCGACGATGCGTTGTCTGAACCAAGATTCGAGACTTCGACCTTTGATGGTGAGTTGTGGCTCTCCAACTGAATCGGTGGTGTCCTCTTTGAGATTGACAGTTTCGACGATCATCACCTCGAAGGTATCGATATGAGATATCATCGTCCCCACGGGGAGCAATGATCGCAATCCAGAACTGACGCCGGCGGTGATCTCGAATTCGCCTGCCTCGACGTATCGCTCAGTCCACGAAGCTGTCTTGATCTTGTTGAGTGTCTGTCCGTTCTCGAGGAATGACGGATCTGCTCCAGGAATGAACTTGAATAGATCCATCAGATCCCCCAGTGTGCTTCACGCCAGTACCATTCGTTGATCGTGATGTCGGCCGAATCAACGAGGGAGAACTGATTCTCTCCCCGGAATATCAACGGCCAATGCGAACCTGGTTCGAGCGTATCGGTCAAGTGCAACGTGACTGCACTACGAACCCGATAGACGTACTTGTCATTGTACTCGCTGGAAATATAGAGTTCATCTCCAGTAAGGAATGCGTAGTTGAGCTCGAAACTCCAATCGGGCGATCCTCCTGGAGGAGCGATGATGAAGTTTGTCGAATCGGCAGTGAATGTGACCTTCATCTTCATTCCGTGAGGGGCCGTCGAAATCGGATCGATGATCGTTGGCGGACTTCCCAATGTAGCGATGATCGCACTGGTGACATCCATCGAACGAATGATGGGGTCTTCGCACTTGATCGTGAGTGTGACCTCGGCCTCTTTGCTAGAGATCGTGTCTTCGAACTTGATGATGAAGCCCTCGAGAAGACCAATCACCACCTCGTTTTCGTAGATTCGAAGTTGCACAAGGCCACTTCGATTGGAGGCTATTGCCCCGAGCAGATTATCCCGAAGATCTGCCGGCGTGTTGCCGATAGTCCACTTTGGTTGGAGACCAATTCGCATCATTACTTCTCTCGGATCGAGAGCAAGCTCTGTGAAGTTGATTCCAGTTTCGATTCCTTGACCGTAGAATCTTGGGGTAATCTGCCCGGGGTCCAAGCCTGCAACACTTCTCAGTACGTATGGATTCCTTCTGTTCGGACCAGCCGTATCGAATCGAGCAACCTCGAGGTCATTGGAATATAGATCAATGCGTTGCACTCTCATGCGTTCTCCAATTCCCTCTTGGTTACTTCAATCAGGCTCTTCGTCTGTTTCCAGATGCGAGCAGTGTTCAACGCCTCTGGTGAGTAGTTGTTCTGCTCAACCTTGATGTCTCGAACCGATGGTTCCTGCGGCAGTTCGACAGCAGCTTCAGCTCTCGCCTGTTCTGCAGCCGTGATGGCGTTGGCTTGATCGACCGACACTCCGGCAGATATGGGATCGGTAGGCATGAGTCCACTGATTTGACCAGCGGTTGCCTTGACTTGCGTCAGATCCATCACCGGAGTGATTGTCGGGTTGAACTCTTGCGTGTTCTCCAGAGAATATGCCATCGCCTTGACCGAGTCCCGGAAGGACTGAATTGTACGATTGGCAAGATCTTCACCTGCTTTTTCGGCAGACGTGTCTCTACTCAATGCAAGAACAAGTCCCTCGGGAATATAGACAGCCATGTCGTACATTGCCTGCGATGGCGATGAGATTCCGGCTGCCTTCATGAAGCCCTTCTTGACTCCATTCCAGAGACCCTTACCGAGATCCCACAATGCTTTGACTACTTCGTCCGCACCAATAGCTAGAACCATCGCTTTGACAATCGCAATGATCAAACCATGAGCGGCATCAGCAATCTCTTCATCATGAGTTTCGATGGCCTCCGTCAGTCCCTCCAAGAGAGCAATCAACGCATCTGCCATTCGATTGGCCAGAATCAATGCGGCAGTAACAATGCCGTCAATGATGTCGCCCACGAGACGAGCGCACGCCTTGATGATGTCTTGTGCGTTTTCGCCCATTCCGTCCAGGAACTCAACGAAAGCATCGGCGCCTGCCTTGGCGATGCGCCCATAGAGTTTCGCAACTTCCTCGATGAACCGTTCGATGAGATCGCCAACACTGTCGGCAATATCATCGATGTTCTCGACCACTCCTTGAAGGAGCGCTTGAAGGAGATCGACACCTGCCGTAATCAGATCGGGCAATCGGCTAGCGATGCCTTCAACGAATGCGATTATGAGATCGGCGGCGGCATCGACCAAATCTGGGACGTGACGAGTCAGTTCTCTGAGGAACCGCTCGATGATTGTCGCAACGGTATCTACGATCTCTGTGATGTTTGATTCGATCCCATGGAGGAAGTCCATCAAGAGCTTGAAACCAGTCTTGACGAAGTCCGGAGACGCATCTCGAATGATTTGCAACATCCCTTGAACGAACTTGGCAACCACAACGAATGCCTGAGGCAGGTTCTCGATGATGACCTTTAGGAGTGCAGCGATGATCTTCCCGAGACCCTCCACCATTGCTGGCAAGGAGTCAATGATCGATTGTATGATCAACAGGAAGCCGTCCGTGAACACCTTTATCAGTTCTGGAACACGCACCAAGAGCGAATCGAGGGCATACATCAGAACATCGATACCAGCGGTACCCGCAGCAGCTATGATCTGGAATGCTTCTGCCAACAAAGCAGCGCCAACGCCAATCAAGGCGAAGCCGGCACCGAGTGCCAACAATGCAATTGACAATCCCAACATTGCTGGAATCGCTGGTTGTATTGCCAATGCTGCCAAAGCCAAAGCACCCAAAGATATAGCCATGATGGCCAATCCCTTACCGAGATCCTTCCATCGCATGTCGGCGAAGCCCTTGAGAGCTTTACCAAGTAGCAACAGTGAGCCTGCGGCAACACCAAGAGCAACGGCGCCGAGAAGAGTTCCGCTCATCAGATGCAATCCGCCGGCGAGGATCAACAACGATCCACCAAGGACCGTCATCGCCTTTCCGATTTCCTCCCAAGACATTGTTGCAAATATCTTGAGTGCGCCAGCCAAGATCGTGATCGCAGTGGCGGTCGCAATCAGAGCTGGTCCGGTGAGCACCGATGAGAGCGGCATCAAGTTCATGGCTGCGGCAATGAGCAATAGCCCACCACCAAGAGCAGTCAATCCCTTTCCGATTTCCTCCCAAGACATCGTAGCGAATATGATCATCGCTGAAGCCATTAGGTTGAGAGCGAAAGCGACTGCCACCAATCCTGGACCAATGAGAAGTACCGATGGGGACATCAAGTACATTGCGCCTGCGATGATCAACAGACCACCAGCAATCGCTGCTAGTCCCTTACCGATCTCTTCCCACGACAGTGTCGCCAATATCTTCATGGCGCCAGCCAAGATCACCAAAGCCGTAGCGATAGCGATCATGCCGATGCCGCCGGCGATGAGATTTGCAGAAGCCCCCTTGAGAAGGACAGCTACAGTTGCCATCTCGACGATTAGAGTTTCGATCGCCAACAATCCGTGAGCCAACTCTTCAGGACTGAACTGTGCTAGGACGGCCAATGCACCAGAGAGGATCAGGATCGCAGTGGCAATCGCATTCATCGCAACCGTGATGCTCAGCAATCCGAGACCAGGAGTGAGACCACCCTTACCACTGGATACGTTGAGAAGCGCCACAGCGCCAAGAAGTTGAGCCATACCAACCGCCAAAGCAGTCAGAGATTTGGCCAACGACTCGGGATTGATGAACGAGAGCACCAGCACAGAGGCAGTGAGAATCGCCAATGCCTTAGCAATATCGAGCAATGCGTTGGCCCGGATTTGGGTCTGCATCGTCTTCAGCGTTTCGGTCAGCGTGCTGAGATTGACCTTCAATGCATCGATGATGCCGCCACCCTTGGTAAGGGCTTCGACCCCCTTGCCACCGAAGTTGGCTCCGAAGTTTGCCCCCAGATTCGCACCTAGGTTGGCGTTGTTGGCGCCGAACTGCTGTAGACCTCGACCCCCAAGCAAGATTCCGAGGCTGTCCATGAGATCCAAGAAGCGGTCGAACTCGTCGCTCATGAATGCGTCTTGAAGCGTTGGTCCAATATTCTTGGCGAAATCCCAGACAGCACCGAAAGCGTCACCGACCTTGTCGGCAATCATCTTGATCTTGTCCCAGGCCCAACCGAAAGCATCAGCGATACCGTCAGCAACCGCCTTGATTTGGTCAGCCACTGACTTCACTCGATCAAGACCGTCACCAATCTTGTCGACGATGCTTTTGACTCGATCGAAACCTCCGGACAACGAGTTCGATGTGTTGTTGCTTGTGTTCTCACCGATGTTGTCGAAGAAGTCCTTGATCCCCTGAGGAACCTTGACATTGATGTTGGTTCCAAGAACGCCGTTGATGAACTCTTGGAATCCCTCGAAAATATCGGTGATAGATTCGATGCCCGCTTTGATGAAGTCCCGAATCTTGAACACGAATGCGACAATCGGAGAATCTTCTGCCAATGGACCGCCGACGAAGTCCCCAAATAGGAGCGACTTGAACAACTGTCCAATGATTTCACCAATACTACCGGCAAGCTTTTTGATCGTCCCAGAAGGATCAACCTTGAGAGCGTCACCGAAGTTGATGATTCGATCAGTGAGATCTTCGAAGAACTGAGGCAACAGAGCGAAATCGCCTTCGATCAGCTTGTCATGCCAGTTGATGATTCCGAGCGCCACTCGTTCGATCAGATCAAACATCTTCTCTCCATCGCCACCGGAGAAGTGCTTGAACAAGTCACCGAACATTTCGCCGATTTCCTTGACGATTTCGATGCCGATATCAAGAGCAGAGAAGACCGCCTTGGCGACCAGGTTCAGTCGAAGGAAGAAGGTGTCGGATTGCCGGAGATGCTCCATGAAGGCAGCGAATTTATCCGTGAGTTCGAACAACCTTTCGGACGTCACCGCTGGGAACAAGTCGTGGAATGCCTCTTTTACGGCTCCCATACTGAGTCGTAGTACTTCGAACGTCGATTTGAGACCGTCAATCAGACGGGTTCTTCCGCCGAGATCCTTCCATCCCTTGAGAAGATCATTGCGAGCATCGGCGTTAATTCCTACGAACTTACCGACGATGTTGTTGAAGTCGGTGAACATTGCTTTGGCTTCTTCGAAGTCGCCAAATATAATCTGGAACGAACGGCTCCAACCCGAGCCCATTGATTCCTTCACCGTTCCCAACAACTGCGTAAGCGTCTTGACTTCGGTAGCTGCGGCAACGCCCAACTTGCCGAGCTTTTCCATCTCGATCGCTTGATCTTCGGTGTATCCGAGAGTCTGAAGTTGAGCTGCGTTCAAGTCGCCCGTGAACGACTGAAGCGCTGTAGTCAACACTTCGCTGGTCAACCAGTCCTGCTCAAGCGAAGCTTCGAAGCTGTTGCCGGCCTTGGTCCATTCCTGGAATGTTGTAGCGATGTCGACATCTTTGAGCGTACCCAAGGCCTTACCGGTCTCGAACAACGCCGTCTTGAAGACTTCGCCACCCATGCCAGCGTTACGGACCGACATCCAGTCGATCAATCGAACCTTGCCAGCGGCGAGTGCCTGAGACAACTGACCCATGGCCGTGTTTGCCTGATCCGCACTTGAGCCAGATATGGCGGCCAGGTTAGCAATGCCCTTGATGGCCCCGACAGATTGATCCAACTCGACACCAGCGGCGGTGAATTGACCGATGGCCTTCGCCATTTGACTGAAGTTGTAGATCGTCTTGTCCGAGTACTCATTCAGTATGTTGAGAGCATTGTTGACATCCTGCAGATCCGTTCCCTTACTTGCCGTGTTGGCAAGGATCGTCTGGATCGAGTTCATGTTGGTTTCCATCTCACGGAAACCACCGATGATGGGATCGGTAGAGAATGCCGTAGCCATGTCAATGCCGACCGAGGCAACCTTGCTGGCGATTTGAGCGAGAGCAGTGATGCCAATAGTGGCAAGTGCCAGGAACTTCTTACTGAGCCCGGCAACATTCGTGCCCATGCCTGCAAGATTGACGCCCTTGACTTGTTCACCAAGTTGACCGAAGCTCCGACTCGAAGCTCCGAAATCCAAGCTGTTCTGAAGCGACTTTACTTGACCTGTCGCTTCGGCGATCTTCTGACCAAACTGACTGGTATCGACAGTCATCTTGACTTTGCCCAGATTACTGAGATCCGCAAAGTCTCTTTGGACCTTCTTGAAGTCCATTGCCGACTTCAGACTGTCCAGTGTCTTGATCGATTGGGCGACATCACGTTCGAACTTTCCGTTGTCGAACGTCATTCGAATGATTCTGTTGTCAATGGTGGTCACTGTGTCACCCTCTTCCAAATTTCGTCAGACATCTGGTCGAACAAGGGTTGCATGGCGGGATTGATGAAGTCCCTACCTTGCACATAGCCACCATTTCGTGTGGCGTGCCCATACTGAATGAGGATGACGATCGGAACACCGTCATCTTCGTTGTCGTTGTACCAAGTTATGGTGATCCGACCACGCTTTTCTGTGACCGAATATCGCCAACGTCTGGAGGTCTCTCGAGTGTCTTTGGGCGTGGCGTTCGAAAGAGCATCTACTCCTCGAATCCCATATGAATCCAACCAACCGAACTGCTGACGTCGAGACATCCTCTTGAGGAATCTTTCGGCATTCTTGAAGTCCCCCTGATGGGTCACCTCGATCACGATGCCTCCTAGGCCGTCCAAGCATTGGAAATGTTCACCAAATCTCCCAACGAGGGCAAATATGGATCATTCGTAACGTCCCCATAGAGAATCGTCTCTAGAGCCGTCACAAATTCTGGCTGGGACTTGGACGTGTCAAATATGAGATGTGCTGTTGGGCGAAATCCCGGAATCATCGACGGGATGCCGTTGATTGTCCATTCGAACTCAACCATGTCCGAATTCTTTGACATCGTCTTGTTTGATCTTTGAGCCGGAATGGCGCTAAGATTCGAGGCGACGTGGATCTTGTGCCCCAACAATGCATTCACATCGTTGCCAACTTGAACTCGCCAACACAGACCGAAGAGCGCCGGCGATTGTGCAGTCACAAACATTCCGTTGCTCGATTCTACGATCCCTTCGTACTCACCGAATTCCTCTGGGAAAGTGAACGCTCTGAGGGAGGCCGAGAAATCCGCCACAGCAACGATGTCATTGATCTTGACCCCATCGAAGTAGATCGGAGTTGCTTGAGCACCAGTGAATTTCTCGTCAACGGCTGTAAGACCATTCCAAGGCACCCCATTTCCATCTTCGAGGTACAGCACGCCCCGATCAAGTCCGGTCTCGAAGTACTTCTGTCCTACTCCATCCCACGATAGTGCTGCCATCATCCCTCCTATCCACGAGTGTTGTTCGCTGCTCTACGTCGAGCATTTTCCTCACGCTGCCATGCCGCAATTTCTGATCTCGACTGCTTCTTGTTCGACCTGCTTTGCTTGACGCCAAAGATTCGAATCAAAGCGAACAACTGATTGAGATGACGCCCTTCCCATTCAGTCGGAATACCGTTGGCATACATCCAATAGTAAATCAACTCGGCTGTGATCTTTTCTGTGCGAGATTTCTTCGTCAGAGCTTCTCGAAAGGTTGTGGCTGTCTGTTTGGAGTCGATGTATTCGTTGATCTCTTTGAGATTCTCGACCGACAATCTGGAAAGCTTTTCGAAAGTAACCCCCGGGGAAATTACCATGAATCGAATGTACCAAAGCATTTCTTCTTGGGTCTTGGTCACCTTTTCATCCAAGAATGCCTTCTCGAATTTCGACTCCCATTTTGACAGAGAGATCAGAGAATGCTCAAGGTCAAGCTGAAACGATTGTTCGCTAACGAACACTTCGTCCTCAGCATTCCACATTTCCAATTCAGGAACGGTAATAGTGAGCATTCTCTGACCTCCAACTGTCATCACGTCACTGTGACATAGAACACCTGAACCTGCGCCGCCGGGATGTAGAAGCCCGTAACTGGCGACAATTCGACTCGATGGATTCCGTTGGTGGTGAGCGTCAGTGCTTCGGTTGCGGCTTCAGACAAAGTATCACCATCAACAATCCAAGCAGTACCATTCCAATGCGAGGTCGTGAAACGCACATTGGTCGTGGTGCCACCAATGGCAACGGAGTCAACTCCGCCCGCCACGGTAATGTTGGTCGCAGTGGCGGTACCGTTCAGAAGTGCACTGACTTCATCCGGGGTGGGCAACTGAGGATCGCCGGCTACACCATAAAGCAAAGCTTCGAGTGCTGCCAGTTGGGTTGGGTCTGCCGTGGTCGAGTCAACCGTGAGCACGGACGTCTGGACCTGGACACTGTCGATGGTGATCGGGACCGGAACCGACGTCAGCTCGAAGCTGAGCTCGGTCATTTCCGGCGAATCGTTCACCGTGTCGTGCGACTCCTCTGACGGGGCAGCGAAGCATCCGTAGAGCAGATGCAGCTTGTAACCGAAGGAGTCTCCGGCGACATCGTTGCCCTTGCGTGTGCGATACGCAAACCCGAACGATCGACGAGTCTGTTGACCAGCGACCAAGCCGGGAGCAACCTCGACCTTGCCATTGAACTCGTCGAATTCAGGTGGGTATGTGTAGCACGTGATCGTACCTTCGAGCTCCTCGACCGACGTGAGAACACCGTAGATGATGTTGTCTGCGTAGGTTTTGGTCTGCTCGGCCCCGGTCGGTGATTCGGTGACGTTGGTGAGACCGTTCCAGGCCACGCCATTGTCGTATTCACCGTCCTCATTGGGGATGTAGAGAACACCGTGGTCGACTCCAGTTTCGAAAAACTTTTCGCCGACACCGTCCCATGTTAGTGCCATTTCGATTTTTCTCCTTTAGAAGAACAGCTTGTAGACGTCGTGATTGAGTTGGTCAGCCGGATACCATCGATCGAATACGCACATTGGGAGTGCTTCGATTGCTCTTTTAGCAGCTTCATCAGCCGCTTTGAGAGTGTTCGAAATATAACTCACCTGGTAGCGATCCGTAAAACGGTACGGGCTGTTGTCAGCAAACTCTGTCGTGGCAAAGTCACGAGTGTAGAGAATGCATGGATACTGCATCCCAGTGGACGGAGGCCGCTGGAAATATACGTTGTCGGTGATGGTTTCGAGGAGTGTTTGCAGCTCAGTCCGAGGTCGGCCCATTGTACACCTTTCCAATACTGAGAATGAGACGGGGTCTCTGGACCTCCACTAACGGAACAGTCCAGAGTTGCCCCTCCCATTGCACGTATTTGATCAGATGCCAGTGCTCGAAGGCATACTCGTCTCCAACGATGGAGATTGAGTTACCAACGGAAATATCGCTATGGATCGAGTCTTGAGCCGGATCGAGTCGTCGAGTGTTTCGAATTACATCACCGTAATATGCTCTCTCGGCGATGGTATCTACCCAAACTCCGGGACTCTCGAGAATCGAAATTCCGTACCCGACATTTCCATGGAATCTTGCCATCTGAACTCCTCAATTGATCACTCAGGACGTGTGAACG